TGATTCTGATTCATCTGCTGGTTCTACCCGTGACTTTGGTAATGGTTCAACCACTACCGTTGCTGCTGAAGAAGATAAGACCAGTAAAAAGATTGATGCTGCCTTTGATGGTTTGCTTGGTGGTAAAGATAAGGACATTGACTTTAAGTAATGGCCAGAAAGAAAATAAAAGCAACCGAGTCTTCTGTACAGAAAGATTCAGTTCTAAATGAAATACTTGTAGAGAGTCTTAACAAGAAACTTGGTGATGTAGCCTACATTCTTGGTAAGGGTGATAGTCCACCCGAAGTAAAGGAGTGGCTATCCACTGGTTCTACAGTATTAGACACAATCATCTCTAATGATGAAAATGCCGATGGGGGCATACCTGTTGGTCGCCTCACCGAAATATCTGGTGAGGCGGCTACAGGCAAATCCTTATTGTCGTATTTGATTCTTAAAGATTGTCAAGACAAAGGTGGTGTTCCTGTATTGATTGATACAGAGAATGCTTGTAATGAAGATTTCCTAAACTTACTTGGT